GTTCAATGGTTTTTAGATAACGCTACTGTATTAATCTGTCACAATGCTTCGTTTGAATTGTCTTGGCTATGGCAGTGTGGTTTTAAATATGATGGTCCTGTATGGGATACTATGTTAGTAGAATACGTATTACAACGTGGCGATAAAGAGGGTAGCTTATCCTTGTCTGCTTGTGCTGAAAGACACAATCTTACTCGTAAGCTAGGCACTCTTCAGGAATATTACGATAAGGGTTGTAATACTAATGAAGTACCATTAGACGAGTTAGCAGAGTATTGCATGACTGATGTGAAAGCGACTCAAGAGTTAGCAGATTTACAGTGGAGTAAGTTAAATACAAAAGAGTATTCATCGCTTATGAAGACAGTAGATTTAACTAACTCTTTGTGTAAAGTATTATCACATATGTACATCAATGGTATTAAAGTTGATTTAAACAAACTTGAAGAAGTTAGAAAGGAGTATGAACAAGAAAAAGAACAATTAACAAAAGAACTATATCAAGAAACCCAAGAGTTAATGGGAGATACTAAGATTAATTTAAGTAGTCCTGAACAATTATCTTGGGTAGTGTATTCAAGAAAACCACAAGACAAAAATGTGTGGGCTAATTCATATAGTGAATACATGAAAGATAGAGAGTGGCGAGACTTAATCAGATTACAAACAGATGTAGTGTATAAAACACTAGCTGAAAAATGTGATGTCTGTAATGGAAAAGGATATGTTCGTAAAACTAAAAAAGATGGCACACCATATGCAAAAGATAATAAGTGCATTGCTTGTAAAGCAGATGGTTTTATGTACAACAATACCAAAGAAGTTGCAGGATTAAAGTTTATGCCACCCTCTTCTAAGTGGGCTAGTGCAAATGGGTTTAGTACAGGCAAAGATAGCTTAAAGCATTTAGAAAGACAAGCTAAGTCAAGAGGTATGACAAAAGCAGAATCTTTTCTGTCAAAAGTTATCAGGTTAAATGCTGTTGAATCTTACATATCAACTTACATAAATGGCATTGAAAATTTTACTAAACTAGATAGTATGTTGCATGTTAGTTTATTACAGCATAGAACATACACTGGCAGGTTGTCTGGTTCAAATCCTAATATGCAGAACATGCCTAGAGGTGGCACGTTCCCTGTTAAAAAAGTATTTGTTTCCAGATGGGATAATGGAAAAATAATGGAAGCTGACTTCGCACAATTAGAGTTTCGTGTGGCAGCATTCCTTTCACAAGATGGAGTTGCAATTGAAGAAGTTAAAACAGGTTTTGATGTTCATAGTTACACTGCCAAAGTTATTAGTGACGCTGGTCAGAAGACAAGTCGCCAAGAAGCAAAAGAACATACATTCGCACCACTTTACGGAGCAACAGGATTTGGACGCACGTCTGCTGAAGCTGCATATTATGAACACTTCACAGAAAAATATCAGAAAATCGGGATATGGCATTCCAGATTGGCTGAAGAGGCTTTAACTAATCGGTGTATTACTTCACCATCAGGTAGGCAATATGCATTTCCAAAGGTACAACGCAGACCTAATGGTAGTGTGACACACTTTACTAACATAAAAAATTATCCAGTGCAGGGATTTGCAACTGCTGATATAGTTCCAGTAGCTATGATACATATACATAAGCTACTGAGTAACTTTAAATCTTGTATTGTAAACACAGTGCATGATAGTATTGTAATTGATGTGCATCCAGAAGAAGAAAAAGGTGTCATAGAAGTAATTAATAAAACAAACAAGGATTTAATAAATTTAATTAATTCAAAGTGGGAAATAGACTTTAATGTTCCTTTATTATTAGAAGCAAAAATAGGTCATAATTGGCTTGACACAAGGGACGTTGTGTGATATAACTACAAAACTTTTTAACGATAGGAGTAAAAATATATGAGTGAATTAGCAGTAATAAATACTAACGATTATGCAGCAATGGCAAAGATGATGGGCATTGCTTATGATACAGGTAGTGAATCTAAATCTAGCTTGGCTAGACTACACCTAAATAAAAAAACTTTTTATGGCGAAACTGAACTAAATGGTAAGATGGTAAAAGCAGAAATTTTATCTGGTGGTTTTGAATTACAGAATGGAACAACTGTGTATTCAGAAACAGCTACTATAAGACCTTTTATTCAGCGTTTTATGTATCAAAAGTATGATTTAAATACTAACAAATATACTAAAACTTTGATGGCAGATTCTTTTAATATAGATTTAAAAGATACTAAGGGTGGATTTAACTGTGGTAAATCTTCTGGTTGGATAGAAGACTTTGATGCTTTGCCTGAAAAAACAAAAGAACTGTTACGTTCAATCAAACGTACACGTGTAATATATGGTGTAATAACTATGCCAGATGCTATAACTGAAGAGGGTGACTTACATCCTGTCACAGAAATACCTTTTGTCTGGGATGTAAAAGATAAAGAAGGTTTTAAAAACATGGGTGGTGTATTTGCTAAATTAAATAAGATGAAGCGTCTGCCTATGTTACATAATATAAAAATATCTACACTCAAAAGAACTTTACCAACAGGTAACTCTTGGCTTGTTCCAGTACCTGAGTTAGAAATGAAATCAGATATTGAAATTAGCGATGATGACCAACAGTTGTTTACTTCTTTTATGGAGAACATAGAATCTCACAATGAGTACGTTTTGTCTGAGTGGAATAAAAATAATAAACCTGATGTTGAGGGGTTTGTTGATGTATCAGATGTTGAGGATGCTTAATGAATCATAGAGCAGAAATAGCTTTACATCAATACTTAGAGAAAGTTGTAAATGGAAAGGGTGGCATATCACAAGATGTGTCATCCCAAATTTCTAAGGATGTGTATGAAGCTGTATTAAAACAGTTTGGTTCTAACAAACCAACTGACTTTAAGTTACGCATGTCAAATGTTGGCAGACCTTATTGCCAGTTGTGGTTTGAAAAGAACAAACCCGAAACTGCTTTACCAAAACCGACTACATTTGTTATGAACATGTTGCTTGGTGATATTGTTGAAGCAGTATTTAAAGGGTTATTAAAAGAAGCAGGTGTTGAATACAAAGATTCAGATAGTGTTGCACTAGCTTTAGAAGGCACATCCATTAAAGGAACATATGATATTGCAATTGATGGTTCAGTTGATGATATTAAATCAGCATCAGACTGGTCATTTAAACATAAGTTTGAATCCTTTGATAAGTTAAAAGATGGTGACGCATTTGGATACATAGGACAGCTTGCAGGTTACGCAAAAGCCTCTGGTTTAAAAGCAGGTGGATGGTGGGTAATCAACAAAGCAAATGGTGACTTTAAATATGTACCAGCAAATAATATAGACGTAGAAACCGAAGTTAAAAACATACAAAATATTTATGACAAACTAAAAGTAAATAAGTTTGAGAGATGTTTTGAACCAGAGGTTGAAACATTTAGAGGTAAGCCTACTGGTAACAAAGTTTTAGGTACAACATGTAGCTTCTGTGATTACAGATATGCATGTTGGCCTACCTTGCAGGAATTACCTGCAGTAAAATCTCAGGCTAAAGAACCTAAGATTATGAAATATGTAGAACTAGCACAGGAGTATAGATGATGGAAGATTTAGAACAATTATCAGAAGAAATAAAACTTAAAGAAGAAGAGTTGAGAGCGTTACGTAAAGAGTATCAGGATAAACGTATGTCTGGTTTACGTTCTGCTTTGCAAGCTAGGCAAGAAGCTGACAAGTTAATTCAAGAAGAACTACGTTCAATGGGTTACAAGCAGTTCAATCCAATACCTTTAGGAAGATGGAATAACCTTGGTTAGTCATAAACAATTTAGAGTAGCACGAAAGTATGGCTATAGAAGTGGGCTAGAACTTTCTAACTCAGAACGACTTACTAATCTTAATATAAAATTTGAGTATGAAAGTATTAAAATTGAGTGGGAAGACCTAGCCTACAGAACATATACACCTGATTTTATACTAGACAATGGTATAATAATTGAAACTAAAGGAATGTTTACTACGTTAGATAGACGTAAGCATCTTGCAATTAAGAAACAGCATCCTAAATTAGATATAAGATTTGTCTTTGAAAACAGTAGACGAAAATTACGTAAGGGTGCTAAGTCTTCATATGGTCAATGGTGTGACAGATATGACTTTAGATATTACGATAGGATTATACCAGAGAGTTGGTTAGAAGAAAAGGGTAAGAACAAACATCCAAAGTTTATTGCTTTCCCAAAACGAAAAGTACAGAGGAGAAGATAATGAACGATAATAATATTATGAAATATAAAGTGTCTGATTTTATAGTTAAAATATCACCGACATTTAATAAAGAAAAAAGTTGGACAGGTGAAGTTGACATAGAAGTAATGACACCACATAGAAAAAATATAAGCAAAGATGTTTACGTAGGTGTTGACAGATTTGTAAAAATGATGTTATGTTCTATTCCTGTTATGGAGTTAGATTCAAAAGTTCAGAAAACTATATTTGAATATACATATGAAAATTATCCTGAAATATTTGATGAAGATTATGAGGATGATGAAGATGTTATAATTGAACGTGGTGAAGGTAACATAATTAATTTAACTTTTAAAAGTAAAACAGATGGAAGTGCGTAATGAATGACCAGATAAGACATGAGGAGTATATGAAACAAGCTATGGAACAATCAGATGTTGCTATTATTAATAATCCAAAACACTATGAGCGTTACGCTATAGAACCTGTATCGTTTATAATGAATAATGAATTACCTTTTTGGATGGGTAACGTAATTAAATATATAATGAGAGCAGGATATAAAACAAATACAAGTGAGATAGAAGATTTACGAAAAGCAAAACGATATATTGATATGCGTATTAATCAGTTAGAAGGCAGAGAACCTAATGCGAGTTAGAGTTAGCGTAACAGTAGATGTAGACCCAGAAGAGTTTCCTGTACCTGCTGATGAAAATGTATCTGAAGAAATTGAAGACCTGTTCACAGATATGATATATGATTTAGATGGTCTAAAACTAAAATATATAAAAGCTAAAATGGAGAGTAAGATATGATTAATAACTATTTACCAACAGACTATCAAAACTTTATAGCCTTATCTCGTTACGCAAGATGGAAGGAAGACGAACAAAGACGTGAGACATGGGGTGAAACAGTTGCACGTTACTTTGATTACATGACAAATCATTTAAAAGATACGTGTAACTTTACACTAGAAGATTCATTACGAAATGAACTAGAGGAAGCAGTACTTGAGCAACGTGTTATGCCTA